TATAAAATCTTTACAAAAGCGTAATCATTGTTATAGCCAAAAAGGAAAGCGTTGTGTAATAAAAACGCAATCGCAAGATGTATTCAAGAGATATACGGGAATATTTGCTATATCTGTAAATGGTGTAGAAGTTTGGGAACTTTATGAAAAAAGTGGAATAAATACAGATAGATTGATAGAGTTTTTAGAGAAGTTCATTACAGAGAAATATAAGAATAAGTTGATTATTTTGGATAATGCACCAGCACATAAGAACGAAAGAATAAGAGAATTTGTAAATAGACACAATCAACTATTATATTCTGTTCCATATCAGCATTTTTCAAACGCAATAGAAAATTATTTTAGCATGTTAAAATCAAGATTACAGAAGTATAGTGGTGGGTTAAAATACAACAATCTAAAAGAAAATATAGCACATGCAATAGAACGCATCCCAATAGGGTATTATAAGAACATCATAGAAGGTGCTTATAATAGGAAAGAGAAATATGTCCCAAAGAACAAAACCCGTAAAAATCCCAAGAAAATGTATCAATAAAATGGGCGTTTTAAATGTGCAAAGGTGTAAAAATGTTTTTATAAAAACGTTATGATTTTCGATATTTTCGTATACCTCGCCCAATTTGGGAATTAACTCCTGAATTGCTACGATGTTAACAAAAAAATATGACCGCAATAATCGGAAACATTTAGATATACGTATTATGAGATAACCTTTATTTCGTTCCTACGAAAATATCAATGCAGTTTTTCTTCCATTCTTCGTTATTCGGATCAGCATCAGGAATATATTTTTTCATGATAATGTCAACTTCAACCCACGTAGATGTCAGAGTTCTAGCTTCCGGTGATCGATACACCAAGGTGTCTCTTCCAAAACGTTCGAGTTCCTCGTGAAAGGCGGTTTGATTCTCCGGAATCTCTTGAATAATTCGTAGTAAAACGATAAGCGCGTCTCTTGGTTTTGACATGGTGTTAGAATTGATTTAGTTACGCGATAAAATAACTAAATCAATTTTAGCAGGGAACCAAGGTTCCCCTGCGACCCCTCCTTTTTAGAAAACAAGAACAGATAAATTCTTCTTATAAAATCAATTTTTTGATTTATACCACCGCCGAAGTCGCGCGATAAATCACTGCGCAAAAAAACACATTTACACAAAACAATATTTCTAGATAAAAACACGTCCTTATGGCGTTATTCCAACTGGGATTTGTTGACGTCGATTCATCTAATGTGGACAAGTTTTCGCTCACGATAATCTCTATACTATCGTTTTTGTCCGCATTATCCACCATCTCTATCAGATCATCGATTTGTTTTGATAGTATTTCTAGATTATTCATTACTTACTAAGATAATAACAAGTCATTTTTTTAGACTGTTTTTTGTTATTGTATATAGATGATAATCGATCAGATTAACGCATGAGATTCAACTCAATTGGTTTTCTAAGTAGGAGGAGTCGCAGGGGAACTAGTTCAAAACGGTGGGTTGCTCGATTTTAATTCTTAGCGTTTTCAAGAATTAAACTAAAAATTGTCTCTTCCAAAAAGCTAACAGAATTTTATAAATATTTTTCTAGAGAAAAGGGAGGGGTCGCAGAGCGTAAGCTTCGCTGAATACCTAGGTTCCCTGCTAGGACCTGAAAATATATTTGAATACCGACGTCTTGAATCCATTGAAATTACTCGACGACGCAATCGTATAACTCCCGAAATTCTCCACATAACACCATTCGCCTACCGCCAATTCGGGCAGCATAATCTCATCCGCGATTAGATCAATACTATCACATGTCGGACCGAACAAACGACTCTTCAATAACTTACCGTCGCGTTCATTGAACGGCAAAATCGTAGGATTATTATGATCGAAATAAATGCAACCGAATGAACCATAAACGCCATCATTCAAATAATAGACAATGGTCTCTTCCCCCGTTTCGTCATGATTAACCCTCTTTTTCCCGATTACATTTAGTACAAGAGTATGAGTTGATTCAGCGAAATATCTACCAGGTTCCGCAATGAATCGGATCTTTCCAGATTCTAGGTCATCTCCGAAAAACACCTGAATTCCACCATTCACTTTTTTCGCAATATCTTCAAACCGAATAGAGCGATCAATCCCCGGAAACCCACCCCCAATATCGATCAATTCTATCGGAATGCCGATCTTGATCGCCGTATCCGTCGCCGTTCTACAATCACGTATTGCCTCATAAAAGTTTTCAGCGGAGCTGCATCCACTCCCTACATGGAAACTGAATCCAATTACTGCGAGTTTCAGCGTCCTAGCGATTGTTAAAAGTTCCTCTACTTGACCCAATTTGCATCCGAATTTCTTATTAAATTTACACAGGCTCTTACTATCGTCTACTGCTAAACGTAATACCAATTTCGCATATGGATGATATAATTTGATTTTATATAGCTCTTCTTCACAATCAAAAGTCATCAAGTCCACGTCGTTTGCCCTCGCATAACGGATCTGTGATGACATTTTGCAGGGATTTGCGAAAACGATTCGCGTGGGATCCTTCGTTATTTCGATAATTGTTTTGATCTCGTTTTCTGATGCGCAGTCGAAATTCGCACCTAAAGCGGCGAGAGCTTCTAAAATCACTGGATTCGGATTACATTTCACTGCATAGTACGGATGAACATCGGGTAGCAACCGCATCCAGGTATTAAAAGAATTGGTTAGTGCACCTAAATCAATAATATAGAACGCGCGTTCACTCTGATTGTCTTCCAAGAAATCGTTGATAATGTCGTAAGTATCGCGATCCGATCCATACAATTTCACTTCGTACTTTTGTAAAAGAGAATTGTCTAAAACCTTGATCTCGGAACTCTTTTCATTTACAAATTGCATTTTTTGTAGTCACGGAAGTTGTTTTTATATCATTGAGAATATTTAGGTGATTCAATAATGTTTTCTATGCTATAATATATAATCCGAAAATGGAAGCCGGACGAATGATGGTGTTGCACTCTGTAATAATAGGTGTTTTATTGTACCTCTTTATGATTTACATACTTGGTCAAAAACAAGTTGTTGCCGAAAACCGTAGCATTTTATTAGCGGCTTTGATATTGGTATATATGATCTTGTTTGGTCATGGATTGCCGACTTCAATGAACAAGAATTTATTTTGATTTTTCGGAAGCAACCTCGGCGTTTTTGCTATTTTTCAATTCTATTTTCTCTAATGCATATTGACCACAAGGACCACAATGATCTTCATTCGATAAATCTATCTTATTGTTCATTTGCTTGGCACATTCTTCCATTCTCCATCTACCAAGAGGTTTTGGTAAGTCAGTTCTAATGAATTTCTTTATAAATGTTTTTATATACTTCATGATATATAATAACTATGGCTACTTTTAAGTATATTTATGGGGAAATGTTCAATGTCAAAAAAATTGATTGGTTTTTTTAAAATCAATCAATTGATAACCAACCCCCGACAAAAAATGTCTTCATATAAGCTTTCCTCCGAATGGCGGGACCGCGTCGACGATGTGCGCTCCGGGCGTATCACGAGTCAGACCCCAAGCGTCATTTGGACCAATGGTTCCAAGCATGGTATGGAAGAAGGTAGCGTGTCGCGCGACATTATTGCCTTTGTTTCGAGACAACCAGGTGAGGCTTCAACGAGCGCCGTTATTGCCGCCTCTCTCCCTACTGCGTTCCGGACGGGCAACAAGATTCCTTTCGAATATGTCAAGGAGTTCTTGCGCGAACTCGTCAAGATGGGCGTCTTGGAAAAGGTGTATGCGTAATAGATATCAACATATATCCTGTTGTAAATAATGTATTTTTTATACTCTTGAAGGTAACGTTACCAATGAACCCCGTGTAGATAAAACAGAGAATATATATTAGCAGGGAACCTAAGGTTCTAAGAGAAGCCGCGCTTCTCAAATTGCGACTCCTCCCTTTTCTCTAGAAAAATATTTATAAAATTCTGTTAGCTTTTTGGAAAAGACAATTTTTAGTTTAATTCTTGAAAATTCCAAGAATTAAAATCGAACAACCTACCGTTTTGAACTAATATATATACGACTTACTGACGCCCTCGTTTAATGGTCACCGCGAAGTCGTAAAAATTGTTGCGTTCATTTCGATTTATTCAATGCTTTTCCGGCAGGAGAAGGGGCGATTTTTTTCGAAGGTATTATTTTATTGTTTGAACTATGTATATCGTATCCTACTATCTTAAGACCACTCTCGCTTGTCATTGGCATGGGCGGTAGAACATTATTATTATTGATCTGGCAACCTCCTCCGCTGCCGCAACCTCCACATCCTCCACAACCTCCTCCACAACCTCCTCCACAACCTCCTCCACAACCTCCTCCACAACCTCCTCCACAACCTCCTCCACAACCTCCTCCACAACCTCCTCCACAACCTCCTCCTCCGCCGCCGCAACCTCCACAACCGCAAGACTTATTCCATTCACCCGCCCAAGCAGGTCTATCGCATTGATTTTTGCAATCATTTGAACAATACCGAGGAGAATTTCCCATCGTAGTTGCATTGGTTTGATTCTTATTGGAATCTATCGGAGCGTCTTTTTGATTCTGGGAATTTGCCAACTGCATCCCCATCAACCCCATCGCAATTTCTATTCCTGCGTATTCGTCATCTTCTTCTTCGAATCTCGACTTCGCTCCCTCCTTCGATTGTTTATACAATAAAAAAATCATCAACATATACGCTAAAACACAAAACGTAATGACAAAAACCCCAAACCAAATAATATTAAACTTCATTTGATATATACCTAGACATTTATCGCGAAATATCAACAACTTGCATTTTTCGAATAAACCCTCAAATAATAATTGGTTAAAAAAGACGTCATGATTAAGTCCGCACCTATCTCGATAAACATCATATCAATCTGAGTTAGTAGAATGTTCATATACATGAAAAAATCGAACCATCCGTAAACGCATGAAACGCAAGATATTTCATACGCAAGTATATGAGAAACAGCGACGGGCTTGGAAACATCTCGAACTTGGTTAGTTATCCATGAGTGTAACACCACACCATTTAGTGTTCGAAATCCGCTATTTACCAAACAAAAAGATGTGATAAACGCGTATTTCGGAAAGGTATCTATGCAAAATCCTAGAATATATAGATCGGGATTGGGTCCGAATCTATATATTTTTGCGTCCAAATTATTCGCGTTTATCAAATATGCCAATCCTCCAGAAACAATAGCCATCCACAAAAAAATCCCGCGACCCACTATAATTTCAAACATTGATTATTAGATAAATCAGCAATAATTATATATCATTTTTGTTTATTATTTTTTCCCTGAACTTCATTACCGATATGCTGAAAATATAATCGCACATTCCCAAAATACTGGCATTATGGGAATGATATTAGTTTAGACAAACATTTTTGCAGTTACCCCCTCCAATATTTCATAACTCGTGAAACGCGTTCCACTAAAAATTACTCAAAAGAATTGTATTTCACAGTTGTGGTACAATTTTTTTTTTTGTATTTTTTTTAATGCAATTGTATTTTATAAATGTCGTCAGTGACGTTTGCTTCCGGCGTTCTTGGTGCTTTCACTCAATTAAAGATTAGAGAGCTTTCGACCGATGCCGTTCGTGCGATCACTTCATCCAATATCCTCGAATTAACATCACAGCAATTAGGATGGTTCTTGCCTGGTCAAGTGCCTTCAATTCAACCCGCTGTTCTTGCGTCGGTCAGTTACCTTAATATGACGGGATTCGCCAATGAATGCGTCGCCGCGTTCACTGCGGATCAGATACGCGCTTTGACAAATGAGCAGGTCGCCGCTTTATCCGAAGTTTCTGCCGGTGATTCGAAATTCGCCCATTTCACTGCCTCGCAAATGGCGTCGGTTTCGGTTGGTCAATTTCCCAGCATTGATGTAAATACATTCCCTCTTTTATCGGCTGACCAAGTGAATCATTTCACTCCCGCTGCTGCTTCCGCCATCTCGCAAGCCCAGTTCGCCAAATTCGGTCAATCTCAGATCGATGGTTTGTTCGGACCCGCTTCCCCTTCCCTTATTCAAAGCGTAGATATTGACAAATGCATTTCTCGCATGACGCCCGCCCAACTCGTTGATGTAGGAAATTCTCATGTTTCCTCATTGTCCGCCAGCCAAATCGCCGGATTATCTGTGGGAACATTCCAGACGGTTTCGAGCGAACAGTTACAAAACATGACCGACGCGCAGCTCGCTGCCATTACCCGCGATCAATTCCTTTCTTTATCGGCTATTCAGATGAACACGGGCATAGGAGCGCGCATGAACAATATCAAAGTAGAGTGCATCGGCGGTCTTACTGAAGCACAAGTCGGAGCGTTAAGCTCGGATTCGGTAAAGGCGCTTACTCAGGCACAACTTCAGTCACTTACGTCATTGGCGCAAGTTCAAGGTCTTGGATCAAAGATGTCGGATACTCAATACCCCAAGTTAACAGGAGCCCAGATCGCCAATCTTTCGTATAACGTGATTGCCGCATTACACAACGATGTGGTCGCCGCCTTGTCGACTGGATCGCAGTTAATGAAAAACATGACTCCCGCTCAACTCGCTTCGGTATCGGCTGGTCAATTCCCTTCCATCGACGCCTCGTTGTTCCCTCTTTTATCGACAGCTCAGATAAATTCTTTCACATCCTCTGCTATCGAAGCCATGAGCGCTGCTCAATCCTCCTTGTTCCCTCTTTTATCGACTGCTCAGATAAATGCATTCAAGCCTTCTACGATTGAAGCAGTGACTGCCGCTCAATTCAGATCTCTTGGACAGAACCAGATCAATGGTCTTTTCGGACCCGTTAACAAGACTCTTGTTCAAAGCGTCTCGGCTGTCAACTGCATTTCGCAGATTACATCCACTCAACTTTCTTGGGTAGGTGACAGCGTGTCTACATTGACCCCCGCCCAGATTGCCGTCATCGCCCCCAATGTATTCAAAACCATGTCGAATGCCCAATTATCGGAATTAACTGAGCAACAGTATCGCGCTGTTACATCGGATCAGTTTGCGGCGTTATCGGCTTCCCAAATAAATTTCGACGGAATAGGTGTAAATGTTTCCGAGATAACACCAAACTGCGTTTCCGCCATTTCTTACGCCACGCTCGCGGGTCTTAACCCCACGAGCGCCGGTTCATTGACGGCTGATCAACTCAATGCCATCTCATCGGTTACACAAGGACCCGAGACTGCCCCCAGAATACAGGCTCTCAATGTAACTGCCGTCAGCGCGAGCCAGATTGGATATTTAACATCCACTCAAATCGCTGCCATGTCCAATGCTCAGGTTGGCGCATTATCGACCTCTCAAATTCAAACGGTATCTGCCATTTCTAACTCTGACTCTCAACTCATTCATTTCACCACCCCCATGCTCGGTGCCATTACTGCGGCGCAGTTCCCCAGCATCAACCCCGACGTTTTCGGATTATTGTCTCACACACAAATTGCTAGCTTTTCCGCTTCGGCTCTCGCCACCATGACCCAAGAGCAGTTTGCCAAGTTCGATAAGGAGCAGATAGATGGTTTGTTTGTAGTCGATTCTACTCGTATAGGAAGCGTAACAACCGCTATCATCTCTGGGATCTCTGGACACCAACTCCTTGCTATCGGAACCGGCAATATTGGCGCTTTGAGCACTTCCCAATTTGCTAGCATCCCCGCCGCGCTCTTTTCTTACACGGCTGTAAACGGAATGAGCAATGCTATGATTTCCGTTTTAACGGACGCTGAGCTCGGTGCTATGACCCCCGCTCAATTCGCCCAGTTAACCTATGAACAGATCAACGCCGCCGTCAGCACTAGATACGGAAAGGTTGGAGTTCAGTGCGTTCCCACGAATGTCCAGATGGCTGGTTTTAACACAAACGTCCTTAACGCCTTTACCCCCGCACAGATCCGCGCATTGCCCGCGGAAAACTTCCAATACTTAAGCATTTACCAGATCGGTTATTTAACGGCTTCGCAAATCCTTGCGTTGAACGCCGACGCTGATATCAAAAAGAACCTTAGCTATCAACAGTCGGTAGCCGTTTCCCAGAACGTTTTGGGATTCACTGACGTCCAGTTAAGTGCTCTTCCCGTTTCTTCTATTAACTCGAACTATCCTCCCGTTTATCAATTAGCATTATTGGGATCAAAGGCTGCATTTTTAAGTGCAACTCAACTCAACGCATTGACCGCTGAACAATTCGCAGTTATATCTGTTTCCGATATTTCGCCCAGAGTGATCAATTTATTAAAAGGCTCTTTGTTTTCGGCTTCGTTCACTGGAGCTATGACGGTTGATCAAGTTGCGGCAATGAACGCCGCCGTTACGGGAAGCCTTTCACGCGATGCCGCCCAAGCGATCATGAATTCCGCCAAGGTTAATTCGATGAACTATTTCGGAAGCATTACGCCCAGCGCTTTCGATGCCGGATTTACCAACGCCGCCTTGGTCTCTGTATCCAAGGCGCAAAGCATGACCGCTCCTCAGGTGGCTGCTTTCCTCAATATCACAAGCCTTTCGAATGAAGCATTACAGGGATTGATGAATGTGACTTCAACCAATCTTTTTGCCGCAATTTCAAACCAATCGCTTGTAGCCATTTCCCCCACTATATTCGGTGTCGGCTTCACCAACGCGGCTTCCATTATCCCCGCCCAAGCCCAGCGTCTCACACCTAGCCAACTTGGCGCGTTAACCAATGCCAGCGTTCAGGCTTTAACCGTGCAATGCTTCCAAGTGCTTTCCCCCGAGCAGGTAGTTGGATTCACGCCCGGACAGGTTGCTGTAATGTCCACTGCTCAGATCGAAGCCCTTCATGCGGTATCTAAAGTTATCATCATGGGTGTTAAAAATAACACCATCTCTCCGTTGAATATTAACCTTACCGCATTCAACACATTGCTCACGTCTCCTTACTTCTCTTCTGCTAAGACGTCTCCTGAAGTGATACTTGCATACGACGCCACGGTTTCCTTGACTATTCCCATCACGGCGGTCCAGTCCATGTTCCAATATCAGAACAACTCGGACGCGACTGTTCGCTTGTATTTCGACAAGACCAAATTCGCCGTTGCGTATAACTACGGAGCTTCATCCTATGCGGTAAAGGATATTAGCGCCTCAATGTACCCCTCGGAGCCCGATCTTTTCGGAACACATACATTCAGATATCCTACTGGATTGAAGTGGGACGGTCCCGTTACATCCAATTCCATACCCGGCGATACCAATATTGCCTTATCTTGGGATTACATTTTATACACAGCCCAGAAGGTATTTAACAACTGGGTCGCTTATAGCTATTTCAACAACATCTATTCTTCGGAGAAATCTTTCAGAGACGCATTAAACGGCGCCGTGAACACGCACATCGATCCAGTGCTTGAGGCGGTGGACGTCACCAATCCTAGCGCCAACGGAGCCGAAATTTCCAAGATACTCGATGCCAACGAGGGCAAATATTATACATTGTTACAACAGGGATCTACTCCCAACAACGTCTCGTCGACTGTCTTCGATTACATGTATAGCCGCCAGCCCCAGCGTTTCATCTCTCCCGATGAATCCGAGAACGAGTTATATTCCTACCCTTTCATATCAGGCGATACTCTCAATTTCTTACTGCAGGTGAATGCCAATGAGCAGCAAACCGTTCTCGAGACGAACCCGTCTGGTGTGAACACCGTCGCCGTCGTTAAAACAAGAACTTACTTGATAAAGATGACAATCACCTCCGCTTAGAATGATAGTTTGTTGCGTTGCTGCAATAAACGAAGTTAGATAAATTTATAATAAACTTATCTAATCTTTTTCTTAATTGGGAATCAATTCACCCAATTTATCAACGTCAAAGACACCGCCTTCAGGAAATCCGTATAAATCAATATATCTTTGAATCTCAGGTTTAACAGTAAACAGCGGCGCAGTAAACGACACCTCTGGTAAAATATTAATATTCGCCGCCGCTTCCAGCTTTTTAATATAATCTTCAAGCGCCTGAACGTCGTCTAATATTGCTGCTTTTTTATTTGCGGCTTCTAACTTGACTTCGAGTTCAGTGCACATAACGAACTGCTTAATCATTTGCATAAGAGCTTCGAATGATTTTACAATGATATTTCTTACAATTTCATAGTCCGACGTATCCGCCAAACTACTTTTAAACAAAAACAACTGTTTTGAGAGCGTTTCGAATGTTTCGATGGTGAGGTTTTCGCGGACTTCGTCGAAATTGCCTAATGCGAAATTGGAATAATACCCGATGATAGTAGAGACGCAATTACTTATCACCAACTCATGTATCATTTTTGATTCCGCTGTGCCCTCTCCTGTTCCGCAACCTCCCTCATTTTTGCAACAACAGTTATGAATAGGAATCGCCTTTATTAAATTTTCTATATCAATATGACCGCTCAGAATCTTGGATTCCGCTCTTGATATTGCAGTTTGAACGCTTAGAACCTTGGATTCCGTGCTTGATATTGCGCTACTCAATGCGCTCTGACCGCTTAGAACCTTGGATTCCGCGCTCGACAATGCAGTTTGAATGCCTACAATCTTGGATTCCGCGCTCGATATTTCGCCACTCAATACGCTCTGACCGCTTAGAAGCTTGGATTCCGAGCTTGATATTGCGCCACTCAATACGCTCTGACCGCTTAGAAGCTTGGATTCCGCGCTCGATATTTCGCCACTCAATACGCTCTGACCGCTTAGAAGCTTGGATTCCGCGCTCGATATTTCGCCACTCAATACGC